CTAACCTACTTTAAGGAGTAGCCATGTCCATGTTGGACTCTTTGCGCGAATCACGCGCTACCGCCGCAGCCGATGCTGCAGCACTCCTTGCTGGTGAAGTGACTACTGAGGCACTCGATGCAGCAGAAGCACGTCATGCAGAGATCAAGGATCTCGACAGCAAGATTGAAACAGCAGAAGCACTAGAGGCTCGCACTGCTGAACTCAAGGAAGTTCGTGCTGCTGCGAATGTTCCAACCTTCGGCTCTGCCGTAGTTACTCGCGAAGCGATGACCTACGACAAGGGCAACGACAACTCTTTCGTTCGCGACATGATTGGCGCACAGACTCGCAATGATGCTGACTCTTGGTCACGTCTTGCACGTCACAATCAGGAAATGGCTGTCGAACTTCGCGACATCAGCCGCACCGATGGTGCTGGTGGAGATTTCGCAATTCCACTGTACCTAGTAAATGAGTTTGCAGAGTTCGCTCGTGCTGCTCGTGTTACTGCCAACCTGACCACAAACATGGCGCTTCCTGCTGGAACTGACAGCATCAACATCCCTGCAATCACCACAGGTACTCGTACCGGTTTCCAGGCTGCTGACAACTCAAGCACCTATGCACCAACGTCACCTCGTGACATGGTCACCTCAACGGTCACTGGCCGTGTTGAAACTATCTCTGGTTTCCAGAATGTTTCAATCCAGCTCGTAGAGCAGTCACCTCTGGCCGGCGGCCTTGATCGCTTGGTATTCGGAGACCTCATGGCCGATTATGCATTGCAGTTGAACACTGCTGTTGCAGGTAACGGCGCAGGAACTGCTGGCTCACTGAAGGGCTTCGTCACACTTGGAACGGATACCACAAACGGCATCCCAACCACCTGGACTGAAACCACTCCTTCAGCAACTGGCGGTCTTACTGCTATCACGAAGGCAATCTCACAGGTTGTCACTAACCGTTACAAGGATGTTGAAGCCATTGTTATGGCTCCGGCTACTTGGTACTGGTTGGCTTCACAGGTTGATGGCAACAGCCGTCCAATCATCGTTCCAACTGCAAACGGCCCATTCAACGCTGGCGGCGTAACAACTGCTCCTGGCGCTGCTGCAGGTCTAGTCGGATCTATATATGGCGTGCCCGTATATGTCGATGCCACACTCAAGAACACTGCTGGTGCAAGCACCAATCAGTCGCCAATCTTGGTTGGCAAGTTCTCCGATTCATACCTGTTTGAATCAGGTGTGAAGACTCGCGTACTTCCGGACGTACTGTCAGCGAACCTCACCGTCCGCTTCCAAGTATATGGCTATGCTGCACTAATCCACCGCTTCGCAAAGGCCGTTTCTGGCATCAGCGGAACTGGCGCTGTAACGCCTTCAGGTTACTAATCTGAACCCGTCGAGTGGCGGCTCTAGGCTTAGGTCTAGGGCTGCCACTTGGCACTCTTAATACATCAGGGGATGGACTATGGGCAAGATGAAAACTTTACTTCTTGAGGCTGCAATCGCCATTGAGAAGGTGCTTGAAGCTGACGGCACGATTGAGCAAGTGTTGGAAACTGTCGACCAGATTTCTGACATAAGAGTGACGACAACGGATCGTGAGACCCGATGAGGTCGCGTGAAACTGTCTGCATTGCTATTCCGCACGATGGTTCGATTGACACACAGTTGACTATCGACCTTGTGGGTTTGATGCGTGAGCGTCGTCCAAGGATTGACTCACTGCAATGTGTGCAAGGGCTTGGCCTTCTGGCTCGAACTCGCAATCTGATTGTGAAGAACTTCTTGGATGATTCTCACGCTGACTGGTTGTTGATGATTGACTCCGACCAGTCGCTCCCACTGTCAGCCTTTGACCTACTTATTGACACTGCGCACAAGGATGACCGTCCGATTGTTGCCGGTCTCGTGTTCGCGGCGTTCTATGAGAATGAGTCACTTCGACCTGTCCCTGCAATCTATGAATTGGCAGCTGACGGCGCGATGATTCCGCTTGATGCTTATCCGAAGAACCAAGTGACACAGATCGACGGTGCTGGCACTGGTTGCCTCATGGTTCATCGTTCGGTTCTTGAGGCGATGCGTGAAAGAGCGAATCCGAATCAAGGCACTGACTGGTGCTGGTTCTTCGATGGCGCTCTTGACGGCCGTTGGTTCAGCGAAGACTTGCTGTTCTGTCGTCGAGCTACTGCCTTGGGTTTCCCTATCTTTGCTCACACTGGTGCAATCCTTGGACACCACAAGCAGTTCTGGCTTGATGAGCGTCAGCACGATCTGTGGAAATTACAGAACAAATAATCTCTCGGGGACAGTGAATCCCCTGCACTGTTCCCGAGTCTCTTTAAGGAGTAATGATGGCTTCTAGTTATCCTGGCGCTTTGGATGCGTTAACCAATCCAACTGCGTCTGACACTCTTGACTCGGCTACAGTGCCTCACCATACCCAGCACAGCAACGCTAACGACGCTATTGAGGCGATTGAGTCCACACTAGGTGTGAATCCTCAGTCGTCCTCTGCGACCGTTGCAGACCGTCTGGTGCTTATTAGTTCGGGCATGGGTGTCACTTTCGCTGGTAGTGCGCCAAGTAATCATGACCAGTTGTGGGCTGACACTTCGAGCGTTCTGGCTCAGGTTGCTGTGTTTGATGGTGGCACTCCTGCGACTCAGTTGACTTCTGTTCGGATGCGTCGTGGAACTGCTTCTGCGTGGACTGCTGCGAATCCGATTCTTGACGTTGGTGAGTTTGGCTATGAGTCGAGCACGACGAAGTTCAAGATTGGTGACGGTTCTTCTCGTTGGTCTGCGCTTTCTTATGTGACTGCTGATGCGAACTTGGTGAATGCCACAGTGACGGGCACTCAATTCACCATGACTGGCGTGACTGTTGTTGATGGAACTATTACAGGGGGCGGGGGCACAGCATGACCGCTCTGAAGTATTGGGATACCACTGCTAACAACAATGCTGGCGCTTGGGTGTCGATGACACTGACCCAGCAAAACAATGTGAAAGTGTCTGCATCTGAGCCTCAAGACAAGTCTCAGCTGTGGGCCGACCCGAATGATGTGACTTACATCAACGCTATCGATGGGGGTTCAGCATGAGTGCCTTGAAGTTCTGGGATCAGTCTGCGAACAGTGGTGCTGGCGCTTGGAAGTATTTGGCGCAAGGTGTGAAGGGTGACACTGGCAACACGGGCATTGTGACTCAAGCGACTGCACCTGACAACACTGATGTTGTGTGGCTGGACATTTCGGCGACTGGCACAACGGGAAGTGTTCCTACTGGTGGAACAGTCAATCAGGTGCTGGCTAAGTTGTCGGGCGATGACTATGACACCCAGTGGGTTTCTCGCGGTGCAGGTACGGTCACGAGTGTTGCGGTCACCGCACCTCTTACCGGTGGCCCGATCACTGACTCTGGAACGATTGGCATTCGCACTGCGACCACATCTCAAACTGGTGCGGTTCGACTTGTTGACTCGGTTACATCGTCAAGTGTTGAGTATGCTGCAACTCCTAATAGTGTGAAGACTGCTTACGACTTGGCAAGTGCTGCAAGTTCCGCTGCAACTGCTGCTCAAAGTACGGCCAACAGTCGCCTGACTTCTGTAAGCGCAGCTGATACTTCAATTGTTGTTGCAGGTGCAGACACTGCTCCGACTATTCAGGTCGGCACTGTTCCTGCTGCCTCGGTTTCTGGTCTTGCTACATCTGCCACAACTGACACCACGAACGCTTCCAACATTACGTCTGGCACTCTTGCTACTGCCCGTATTCCTACGTTGAATCAGAATACAACAGGTAATGCTGGCACTGTAACAAATGGTGTTTATACAACCGACACGGGCACTGTCACTTCGACCATGATTGCTGACGGAACAATTCTTAATGCTGACATCAATGCTTCAGCTGCAATTTCTGCTTCAAAGATTTCTGGCTTAGTGCCTCAAGTTCCACCAACTAGCAACTGGATTAGCGCTGGCGCTCGTAACACTTTGGCTGGCGATCAAACAAATACTAATGGCGCTTTACACATTGTTCCTTTCTGGATTACAACAGCGCGAACTCTTGACGCTGCGGCTGTTCTTATCGGCACGACTGGCACAGGTTCTGCAGGTGCTGTTGCTCGCATTGGTATTTGGAACGCTGATGCAAATGGTGCGCCTGGAACTCTTGTGAAAGATTGTGGAACAGTTGCTTTGACTGGTACTGCTGGAACTGTTGCTCAGATTTCAAGCATTGCTCAGGCGCTTCCTGCTGGTGGGTATTGGATTGGCGCAGTTCTTCAGGGTGCTCCAGCAACTGTGCCTTACATGGTCACGGCTCTTGCGCCAGTGTTCTCGCCTTACTCGTATTCTTTCCAAAGCACTGCAACTACCGCAACCAATGCAGAGTTTCTGGGTAACAACACTTATCGCGCGAGTTCTGTAACTGGAACATTCGCTTCAACTCCTCCGTCGTTTACTTACAACGCTGATGCTGTGAATCCCATCAAAGTGATTTGGAAGTTCAGCGCATGATGAAAGGTTTCACATGTCACAGCTAAAAGTTTGGGATTCAGTCAACAAGGTGTGGATTCCTGCAGTTGTTGGTGCGGCCGGTCTGCAAGGCCCAGCTGGTCAAGGTGTTCCTACAGGTGGAACGACAGGTCAAGCCTTGGTGAAAACCTCTAACACTGTCAACTATCAGACCGCTTGGCAAGACATCTCTTCAGGTGTGTCATCTGTTGACGGTGCGACCGGCGCAGTGTCTTTGACTAATAGTTACGATGCCAAGGGAACTTCTGGCTTGAAGTCAAAGTTTGACGGATTCTTGGCAAAGGCCAACGGCCCAACAAAAGCGTTCCCGACTGCTGTTGTTCCAAGTGGATACGGGGCTTACGCACAAAGCACAACTGTTGTGGGAACGGCAAACTTTGTTCCTTGGGATTCTGCAAACAGTTTCTACTATCGAGGCTTAGTGCAAAGCACTGTCACCATTAGTGGCAAAACTTACGTTCGCAACGACCCACTGAATAACCTTTCTTACAATGTTTACTGGGTTGAGTTCGATCACTACGGAACTCAGTTCGATGCGCTCTTTGCCGCCGCTTCAGCCAAGACTCAAATCTGGGTGTGGGTTGATGGTGTCCCTACCACTTCCGCATCAGCCGGCACTGGTGGAGCAACTGGTGCACCTATGTACTATCACGTCGCTCTTGGAAACAGTGCGGCTCAACGTCGCATTCGCATCATGTTCAGCAGTACAGACTTTGCTGGAATCTACATGCAGAACTCAACCGACACCATCTTTGCTGTGCAGCAGAACTTATTGAAGGTTGTTCTCTTTGGTGGCTCATGGTTTCAGGGTGGCTCTGGCAACGTAGCGAACCTGAGCGACCAGTTGTCTGTTCAACTTGGCGAGATGTTGAATGTTGACTACTACGTCCTGGCTATTGGTGGGACAGGTTATGTGAACGGCAACAACCCTAATCCTCCTTACGATCCGGTCTTGGGTTACAACGTCAAGCCATTGAATACAAACGGCCCTTCGTGGGTGTATCCCTCGAGGCTCACTCCTATGGCTACAATTCAGCCTGACCTTGTCATCTTCTTGGGAACAACGAACGATGACACGTTGACTGGTAGTTCTTACCAGTTGGGTGCTCATGCGACTTATGTTTATGACTATGTCAAGAACTTGGGCTTGAATACGAAAATCATTTCGTTCGCACGTCAATCCAATGGCATGACTGATGCAACTTATGCAGCCAATGCGCTTGCTGTTTACAACGCAGCTCTTGCACATCCGAGCGTCATTGGTGCGTCGAACGAGTATGACGAAGGATGGATTGCTGGCAATGCGTCAATCTTCATCTACTCAGACGACCATCCAAACACTGCTGGCTCTAAGTATTACGCCACCAGAATGTTCAATCGGATTTCCGACTTCGTTAAAACCTATACAAGGAGTTAGTCATGGCACGAGTGACACAGATTCAAGTGCGCAGGGATACAGCCGCCAACTGGAACAGCGTGAACCCGATTCTTGCAGCTGGTGAGATTGGTTATGAAACTGACACGGGCAAGTTCAAGGTTGGCACTGGCTCATTAACGTGGAACTCTTCAGCGCTGAAGTATGCAACGGACGGTTCGAAACTGACTGGCACTATCACCGCCAGCACTCTTGCCACTGCTCGAAGCATTAACGGTGTTGCTTTTAATGGTTCGGCTGACATCACGGTCACTGCAACTCCGACTGATGGAACTGTTGTTGATGCAAGCATCTCTTCAACTTTGAGTCCGTCGAAGATCACGGGCACTGCGTCCACGTTGGCTCAGGTTCGTGCACGAACTTATCAGGGTGCTACAACGCTTGATGTTCCTGCACGTCAGTTTGTTACTGCTGG